AGCGCCATTTGACTATAATGACGAATTTATAACGTATGTCTGTTATGATATAGATCCTGAAACAAAAAATTATATTTACAAGGGACAGCGCAACGTACCGAAGGGTAGGCCAAATGACCGAGAATCTACAGGTGACGAATGAGCCAAGCGACTTTACCGTCAGTATGTGGGAAGTGTTCGACGGCGCAGGTAACCTCTTGCTCAAAAAGCACCACGATTACGGACCAAAGAACATTTCACTTTCACCGGGCGGTCCGCTTAACGGCCTACGGGTGCGCATGTGGGACAAAATGGCGCGTATCAATCATCTCATCGACAGCGGTGCCACGCCAGAAAATGAATCTCTTAGAGATAGTTTCCTAGATTTACTCAACTATAGCGCCATTGCAATGATGGTACTGGATGGTAACTGGCCCGCGGAATGAAGACTATCGTTGTCGTTTCAGACCTTCAAGCCCCCTACCATGATGTGGGAGCGACAACCGCGCTAGCAGCATTTATCAAAGCGTATAAGCCAGACGAGGTGGTGAGCGTAGGAGATGAAATTGACTTTCCGCAGATCAGCCGTTGGGAGCAAGGCGGCCCGGGCGAGTGGAACTACGACATTGGTAAGCACCGAGATATTACCGTTCGATTACTTGAATCTCTTAAGATTAAGCATATCTCGCGATCAAACCACAGTGATCGGCTATACAACAAAATCAAACATTCAGCCCCCGGTTTTCTTGGTTTGCCTGAACTTGAGATTGAGAAATTCCTCAAGCTCGACGATCTTGGAATTGAATATCATAAGCGACCCTACGAGTTGGCCCCAAATTGGATACTTGTACACGGGGACGAGGGAAACGTTCAGCCTACTGCTGGATCTACTGCTCTCGGACTTGCAAAAAGGGCTGGTGCGAGTGTCGTCTGTGGACATACGCACCGAATGGGATTAACCCATTGGACGCAGTCATGGGGAACCAAATCTAAGACAGTGTGGGGCCTAGAGGTTGGCCATCTATGAACCTCAAGCATGCTCGTTACATCAAGGCTGGGCTGTTCACTTGGCAGCAGGGCTTTGCGATCCTCTATGTCGATGGTAAGACCGTTACGCCGCATCTAGTGCCGATCATCGACAAGTCATTTACTGTGGATGGTAAAACATGGCGGTGGTAAAAGTCAACCTTAGCGTTGGCGATATAACCTACGCCACTATTGAAGCAGTGGAGCGTTACAACTTTAATCGAGCTAATGGTGGCAAGATTACTACTGCCGCTAAGACGTGGCCAGAGGCAATTGCTCGCGACATTCTTGGCGTGTGCGCTGAGATTGCAGTTGCGCGTTGGTTAGATAAGTTTCCTACTTCACTCTTTGCTGATCGCAAAGAGGGTGATGTGGGTGAGTACGAAGTACGATCAACCGCTTACCCTTATGGCAAGTTGTTGTTCCAACCAGACGATAACCCAGAGCGTAAGTATTTTCTTGTTACCATTGACGATCATTACCAAGCCCTTATTATGGGCTGGCTGTGGGGCCATGAAGGCTTGCAGGACAAGTATTGGGATACTTCCATGCCAGTTCCATGTTATGCAGTTAAGCAACAACACCTTCGCGACCCAGAGGATTTAGATTGATTTGGCTAGATGAAGCGCAAGAGATTGCCCACACCGTTGCAAGGCAAGTCCATAAGCGATACAACACGTACTTTGAGATTGATGACGTTAGGCAGGAATGTCTTGTCTGGGTCTTGCGCCGGCAAGACAAGGTCAAAGAATGGCTTGACCACGATAAAGGTTCTGAGGATTACAAGTCTGGCGTTAACCTTCTGGCCAAGACTTTGCAACGCCATGCGGATAAGTATTGCCGACGCGCTAAGGCGCAAGCGGTAGGGTACGAGATACGCGATGAAATTTTTTACTCTGCTGAGGTGCTTGAGCAGATCCTGCCATTCATTTGGAGTGAAGTAGTGCCTACGCACAACCCATCTGGTGAGCGCGTGTCTGGTGGTGGTGCGCCAGCAGAAGGCGGCAACTACATCATCTCGGTATTTGATGTGCGCAAGGCCAAGAACAAACTTGAGCCAGATGATCAGATAATCTTGCAAGCAAAGTATTACGAGCAGCAGACCTACGATGATGTGGCTACTGCGCTAGGAATATCTAAATCTTCCGCTGAGCGTAAGGTGAAAGGCGCTATGCGCCGCTTGATCAAAGAGCTTGGTGGCCCAGACCCTTGGATCAGAAAGCAAAAAAATGACTAAAAAATACATACATGATGCTGATTGCTACACCGAAATACGCAGAGTCGAAGGCAAGAGTTACATGGAATTGATCTGGAACTGCGTCGATAAATGTCCGATTGGGGGAGAACATGGCACATTATGATTACCGCTGCCAAGTATGCAATATAGAAAATACCGTTGAGCGATCCATGTTTGAGGAAGGTCCGGATCCGATCTGCTGTGGCATGTCTATGCGCCGGATCTTTGGCTCACCACCAGTAAAATTTAATGGCAGTGGCTTTTACACAACCGACAACCCAAAGAGGTAACAATGAGAACACTTACATTCGTTAATGAGTCTAAGATCCTTAACCAGCAGGATTTTAATAGCATCCAATCTGCTCTGAGCATTTTCGTGGATCAAGTATCCAACGCTTGGAACCTAGAAACTACAACGGTTGGGCAGTCACCTACTCGCTCACCCAATGGCTGGAATGTCTGCATCGTGGACAAGTTTCCTAACCCAACTATCGGCGCGTATGGCTACCATGAGGTACTCAATGGCCAGCCTATTGCCTACATCCGAGCAGACTCGTTTGCCACTGCACCGCTAGGCAAGTTCCGCAAGGGCTTGTCGTTCAAGGGCAAGGTCATCTCAAAGGATCGTTACCAAGAAGGTACAGCTCTTGTCGGTATTCCATGAAGTAATCGAGATGCTTGTTGATCCTCAGATTATGAACCTATCTGATCCGGATAGTAAGGGTCGGCGCTGGCTACTTGAACCAGCAGATCATGTGCGTGGTGCCATGTATAAGATCACCGCAAAAGATGGGCGCGATGTAATCGCACCAGATTGGACGCTACCAGCGTTCTACAAGTTAGACGCAAAGGCTCCATACTCGTATCTTAATTCAGTAACTACGCCATTCACACTTACGCCTACTGGCTATGGCTATTACAAGGATGCTCAGGGCTTACACAAGCTCTAAATGACAAAACCCCGCGGACAGGAATACGCGGGGCTTGTCGATCTACTGCGCGGACGGATCGCGCACTGTGGCAATTATACCATAACAATCGTCACCGACGTGTCCGATATGTTTGCCATAGTCTTTTCTTAAGTTGTTAACTGTGTTGTATGGGCCGACAGCAATGGCCATTTTAAGGCTTGGATAGACCGCTACGGCCATGTACTGATCGCGCTTGGCAGTTAGTTCCTCTACCAATTCCCAGACCTTCTTGGCCATCTCTTCGCTCGATTCTGCTTCTTCTTCGAGCAGGGCAGCCATCTTCTTTATCTCGCTAGGCTTAGCCTTCATATAAGGCTCTTTCAAGAACCTTAAAAGTTTCACAAGGTCCGGGGCCTTGATCGCAGACGGCGCAAAGCCATCCATAATCTGGATCTTCTTTATGCTGATGTAGCTCAAGTAGTGAGCGCAATGCTTTCCAAGCGTTACGTTGATCGATAGTGTTTTCGTAAAATTCTGGCTTGGTGTAATGGACAAGGTTAGCCCAATACTTTGCTTGCTCTTTAACCTTCTTAAGTAATTGCTCGTAAATCATTTGATTCTTGCCATCCATTCTTTGCATGCATCTACGTTTTCTCGCAATGTGAGATAACCGTAAATCTGTCGGTTGTCTAGGTACTGCTGGATCCCAAGGTTGCGTAGATTACGAGAGAAGATCACATACTCGTAATCCTCTGTGCCATCTTGGTAGAGAACCTTATCTAGCACTTCATTGCGCACTAGATAGGTGCAATGGACTACATCCACCGGCAATATGCCGCGTGTAACGCCATTGAGGATAGCAAAGTATTCTTCGCTATCTTGATAGTAGCCATTGGGCGTACATGGGTGATGGAAGTTGCTGTATCCGAGCTGCTCGCTATCTGCACTACGCAAGATAGGCGCGACTACTCCCCGGCCAGTTTCCACCAAGGTGCGCAGCGTGGTTGGGAGAATGTAATTGTCCACGTCGCAGACAAAGTAATGGCAATTCCAAAACTTAGCCATGGCGATACCTTCTTCGCGCAAGCGACCAAGAACCGAGAAGCGTTCTGCGTTCCATTCATGGATCCCAAATCGCTGCACTTGTTCCTCAACGTCGCTATCGTCAACCTCAATGTGCCGCCAATCGTAAGCCCATGAGTCATCATCTTGACGCTCGTAGAGCGTTTCCTGATCGCTTACCCATTGCCGAATAATGCGCCCAGTATCGTCGTTGTTATTATTGGTGCGAAAATAAAGCATGACCTTGTCGCGTGGGTAATCGAGCTTGTCGAGATTCTGCTCAAGCCAGTAGGGCAAAGTCTTCTCTTTATCCTTAGCCAATATATGTATCAATACAATCGGCAATTCCCAATCTTGCATCAGTACCACCCTTTCCGCTTCTCATGGCGCAAGGCCATGCAACTATTGTTTTTCCAATGGAGTTTGATATAAAGCAAACCCCATCGTATCTGAGTCTGATAATTCTTGCGCCAATCGGTGCCGAATTGATCCATCTTGCTAGCCGGTAAGGCTTGAGGAATACCATAAGCGCGGCCTTGTGTGGTCTTATCGCCTACGGCGTTGACTCGCCAATGACTTTCCATGGTCCATAGCTGATCAAGGCAACGCCATTGCTGAACGGTGCCGCCTTGTTGCATGTAGAGAGCCTTGGCATAATCTTTGGGAGATGCTACGCGCTCTGCTGCAAGTCCGGGTCTGTCTGTTGTGTATAGCGCACAGGCGGCAACCAGAAAAGCATAGGTGGTGGCGTGTAGCCAGCGGTTGGTTCTGGGATAGGTGGGCATGGTAATCCTCTCTTTAACATCTCTTTACGCAAATTGGTGTGAAATGGAATGGCAAGATCGGTCTTCCTGCCATCGAGCTTTAAGCGTTCATAGCCAAAGGTTCCGCCAAATATGCCATGCATCTCTTGATTATCGACGGCGAATTGCAAGCACTTCTGCTGAATAGGGCATGACTTGCACATGGTAAGAGCGATAGCGGTCTTGCCTATCATCTCTTGGCCTTGCTCGGTGTTAAATGCGTTACCGCGCATGAGTACTGGGAAGAATATCTCTGGGTCCGTTTCAGTACATGCCGGTTGCTGATCTACGTCGAAATACATTACTTGTCGCTCGCTTCTTTGATCATGTTGCGTAGTACGCGCAGATCGTGATTCTCAAGCCTACCGAGAGCGATATTTCGGTCTTCTAAGTCGGTGACGAATTT